GGAATGGGCGGCTCTGTGCATCGGATTCGGTGGCTCTATGCCGCCGGAATATCCATCTGAGTAAAAATCGCCGCGCTTGATATGTTTAATTTCGTGGAGACATGCTTCTTTTTTCTGAGCTTCGGCTAAATCATCATTTATAAAGACGTTGTAATCGCCATTGTCATCAAGGATCGTTACTCCTTTGATAGACAGTGGCATTTTTCTTGTCCTTATGAAGATGCTTTCCAAGTTTGAAACACTCCTTTTTAATCTTTGTTTAACGCCTCAATGATTTTTATGGTTTGTTCAATCTGTTCCTTTGTGGCCTTCTTACTCAAGCTAAATAGTGCTTTCATCTCTGGTCTTTCATGGAGTATGTTGATACACTCTTCCAGTTCTTCATCGCGAATGATCGAAGGACTGTCTTGTGCCCCCCATCCTAAGATGTCTCGTGGATCAGCACCAAGTGCATTTGCGATTTTAACAATCCTATCAACAGGAATCTTATCGGTTGTTCCTGTGGCATACCTTTGAAGGGCAGATTTTGGAATTCCAGTTAATTCAGATAAATCGCTGTATGATATATTCTTCGAAGTTATGAGTTCAAGCAATTTCGTGGAGATTTCGTTCATTATGCCACCCTCCTTTTGATGCAGTTATACGATTCTAGTATACTGCATCGTCCCAAAAATGCAATACAATATACAAGAAAATTTAGAAAATGACCCAAATATGGGTTGACTGCGCCTAAATCGTCATGTATATTAGAGGTGACCCAAAAATGGGACGAAAGGTTGGTGATTAAAATGAACAGTTTGAAGCTCAAGGGAAAGATTGCCGAGGCAGGGTACTCTCAAAGATCCCTTTCCAAGGTGCTCGGGATGTCCAAGAATACCTTAAACAGCAAGGTAAACGGGAAAAAGGCTTTCAATACGAACGAAATCAAGAAGCTGTGTGGGGCATTGAACATTTCCGACAACGAAGAGAAAGCGGATATTTTTTTACCCTGAACGTCCCAATAATGAAACGAATGGTAATAATCAATCAATATATTTTTCACTCTATAACAAGCTTTGTACGAAAGAACGCACAGAAAGGAGATAGTCATGAGCCAGATTGAAAATTATCCACCGATCCTAACGATTGATCAGGCAGCGGAGCTTCTTCAATATGAGCGCCATAAGGTTTATGAGTTGATCAATAAGAAAGTCATTCCAACATTTCCACCTGGGGCAAGATGGGGGAGACGGATCAGTAGGGATGTACTTATGAAGATCGTCAGTGGACAGTTAGAAGAGAAGAAAGGGTGATGGTTGGCATGAAATCATCGACGAGGCTATTTATTGGATTCATGGCCATCGTGATTGGCTTTGGCTTCGGGATGTACCTGGCTGCCGGATATCACGAAGCATGCATTATCCTGGCTCCGGAAACACCTGCAGTGCCCGCACCGGAGATTCTGGTGGCCACCGAAACCATTGAGCCGGAAATAATATACCTCGGGAAATTCACAGTGACCGGATATTGCCCATGCGAAGCCTGCTGTGGGAAGTGGCATAATCCGAATAGCCCAAAAACAGCGTCAGGAACGGTTCCGGAAGAGGGAATGACCGTTGGAGCGGATCCTGGGTTGTTCGAGATGGGTGATGCCATCGAGATCGAGGGCCTTGGATTCAGAACGGTGGAGGATATCCCGGCCACCTGGAGCATGAAGAAATACCGCGGACACATCCTGGATTTGTATTTTGACACACACGAGGCGGCCCTGGCTTTCGGAAAAAGGGAGTTAGATGTTTGGATCACCAAATGAAGGGAGGGAGAAAGAATGAAAGGCATGTGGCTGGTAACGTCCAACCCACTATGCGGCAGAACATTTTACAGAGTATTCAGGATCCGCGACACAAACGCAGTCGATCACTCCGGAAACCGTGAATATTATGGCGAATACATGGAGAACAAGGCGGAAGCCAAGGAACTCGCCGATCGGCTGAATAAGGAGGGTAAATGATGGTTGAATTGATGCCGGTACAGATCCATTTCACCAATGACACGACGTTGCGCTGCTGCTTCAATCGTTGCTTCGATGTTGAGGGTTTCGGCCGATGCCCCGTCGATGAACTGAGACGTGGCGATGTGATCATGGAAGGCGCGAATTTCTGGGAGTGGCGAACCGTTGAATCGGTTGACTTGGGAAATAAAAAGGCCGCCTTGTCTGTTGGCGCAGACGCAGCGGCAAATGGAAAAGTTGTGGATACCAACAATATATCACAGGATTTCAATGACGACAACAGGAGGACTTCCAAATGAGTGTTGGCACGAGCTTGCATCTTGCATCAGGTATAGTTCTCAAAAGCAATCCAACCACGAAATACAAAGTCAAAGGCGACGGATGGTGGCCGGCCAGCGAAATCCGAGTCGGCGAGTCGATCATCTACAGACACAAACCGGAGGTCGTGGTCGCAGCCATAACCTGGAGGATACCGGAATACAAGGAGGCGTACACATGCAGACAGTCAAGGTAATTCGCGGATCATTCCCGGCAGCCCGTTATTTAGTGGACAATGAAATAATCAACGAGCAAATAGAGCTTCCCCAGAAGATTTTACAACAGAAAGCCGAGTTGGCCGCCGCCCAGGACAAAGCTGACGCTTGGACGCAGCGCCTCCGGGAGGAAGATGCGCTCCTGGCCGCTGTGATCCAGCTTGAAGTCAATGACGCAGGGAAGCCGCTCTATTCCAATGCAGAACAGCGGTCATCCGCTTTGATCCAGAGAAAACGCACACTCCCGTCATATCTTGAGATCGTCCAACGCAGCGCGGAGTCGAATCGTCAGGTCACGATTGAAAAGGATAAGCTTACATACTTGGAAGATCGCTTTTCTCTGATCAAGAAGCTGCTCACGCTGGCAGCCAGCGAGCTGCAGCTCATTGCCTCGGGGCAATATTTAGAGTATGAAGACACCACGCATAACACATCCCTTCGGGCGCCACAGGCTTACTAGGCCTGCGCACAACAAATTAAGGAGGAAAAATACATGTCAAATATCACGACCCAAGCCCAAACTGCCCTCACGGAAGAGGAACAGTCCATTCAGTCCCTTATCCAGCAGGAAATCCAGAATATCATGGAAACTCATGCAATCGATTTCCGCCCGGCGAAAATCGGCATTGTCCATAGAGACAAAAAGTTCAAAACCGTGGATGACCGTCTCAGCAACACGATCTCCGGTGTGATCCTGGTTGCCCAGAAAACCCGCGGTTATTGGGAGAACGAAGGCGACAAGTCGCCCCGCTGCAGCTCCATCAATGGCCTCCAGGGTAAGTATAAATCCGGAGATCTTCAGTCACCCGAAATGAGCGACCGGGTGTGCGCGAATTGCCCCCTGAACTGCTTTGGCAGCGCTGAGAAGGGCCAGGGCAAAGCCTGCAAGGAAATGCGCCGGCTCTTCATCGTCGAAGACGGAGACAACCTCCCCAGCATCCTCAACATCCCCCCGACATCCATCAAAGCATTCGATACCTATGTATCCGGGTTGCTGACCAAAGGCAAGGCTCCTCTGGTCGTTGAGACGACGTTTCGTCTGGAGGGTGCCCAGGGTGTCGGATTCGATTACTCCAAGGTGACGTTCGAACGTACACGGGATCTCGGCTTCGAAGAAATCAAGAACCTGCTTCAGATGCGGTCCCAGGTCGAGACATCGGCGGCCAAGATGGAGGTCGATCTCGACGATTACATGAACGAAGCCGCTGCCGGATCGGCAGATACGGAAGATATGCCCTATTAGGAGGCGTCGAAATGCGTTACATGAAAGAGCTCATTTTAAGGAGCTTCCAATCGCACAAAAACAGTTCGATCATCTTCGGCGATCCCGGTCAAGTTACCGGGATCGTCGGTCCAACGGGGAATGGTAAAACAGCGATCCTCAGAGCGTTGAAGTGGATCTGTCACAATACGCCGACCGGAGATGATTTCATATCAGTCGGAGACAAAGAGTGCCGGGTCGCAGTGGCTATGAATGACGAAACGCTTATCGAGCGACACCGGAGTAAGGGAGGCGTGAATCGCTACAGCATTTTCAAAGACGGACAAGTACAAAAGTATGAATCCTTCGGCTTTGGAGTGCCGGATGAAGTGCAAGCGGCGCTTGGCGTGTCGCCTCTGACAATCGGAGACCAGTCATTCATGCTCAATTTCTCCGGGCAGCTTGACGGACCATTCCTTGGGAATGACCTGCCGGCATCAGCCCGCGCGAAGGTGCTTGGAAAGCTATCTGGGGTCGAGGAAGTGGATCATGCCGGAAAACTCTTGGGCATCGATTTGTTTAGGCTCAAACGGGATGCCGAAGCATGGGAAGCTCAATGCGAAATGCTGAATAATCAGTTGAACCAGTACGAATATCTTGAAGACCTCGGACAGCTCATCAAACAGATTACGCAGCAGATCAACGAAGTCGAGGATGCTGAATTCCGGCTTTCAAAGATGCAACGGATATATCGGGAGACAACAAACCTGGAGGAGACCAAACGCGGTGAGTTGGATAAGGTGAGTGGTCTGCAATGGAGCCTTAATCTGCAGCGTGTCCAGGATGCCCATCAAAAGGAGAGTCTTTCCAACAGGCTACAAAGCATACGGGCAGATCTGTCATTGGCCCAAAATATGATGACAGGCGCCACCGGCCGGAGGATAGAAGCGAATCGTGCCCTTGCCGTCATAAGTCCGTACCTCATCGAAGCGGAGGCACAGCTTTCAAAGTTGGGATCCCTGATGTCCTGGATTAGATCCCGGAACGATCTCCAGTATGCCATTGAAAAATGCAACCTCAGAATCCAAAAATCCGGAACGACAACAGAAGCGGATATTGACCGGTTGGCCATCAAATCCAAAACACTTCAGGATATTCGGTCGTTGCTCCAAGAGATGAACGATGAGTTATCGATATCCGACGAACTAAAAAGGAAGCTTGCCTTTTTCTCTATGGATATTGGACAGCCGATCGAACAGGCTGTGAGAACATTTGAAAGTATCAAAAAACTATCAGACCTGCTGATTGAAGTAGATGATCTGACGGAACAGGTGTATTGCCTCCGGCACGATCTGACAGTCGTCAGAAGCATTGAGAGCGACGCGCTGGATGAATACAAGGAATTTACCAAAGACAAACACATTTGTCCTTTATGCAATCAACCGGTTACGGAATGGAGGATATAACAATGAACGATATGACAAATTATGCCGACAGGATCACTACCCTCAAACAGATCCACGAGAAGGCCAAGGAGGATCGGATCAAGGCAGAACAGGATCTCAAATATACCGAAGCCAAACTGGCGGAGCTGGACAAACAATGCCGCGAAGCCGGGGTCAATCCTAATGATCTCGAAAGCGAAATCGCGAAGCTGGATAAGGAACTCGATACAAAGCTCAGGGAAATTGAGGATCAGATCCCGGAAGCCTACAAGGCCAGCCTTGGCACAAATCATAGCATGTCCGGATATGGCATGCGGCCCAGTGACTTCGGGAGGCAGCAATGAACACACAGATCATAGCGCTGCGAAACGTTCTTGGAAAAATGCAGCAGCGTTATAACCAGGATGTCGGTGCCAGAAAAGTTCTACGGCAGCAACTGTCGGAGGCAGCTGAGAAGGCGGCGCAGGCAAGGACCTTGATCAGGACGATGGAACAGGCCCAGATCCTTCTCTCCAGCGCCGCTGAGTATGCCAGAAAGCAGCTGATCGAGCGTATCGAGGAAACGGTCACAGCGGCTCTGCAGGCCGTTTATGGAGACGATTACGCATTCAAGGTAGAGATGGGGACATTCAGGGATCAGACGGCCGCTGAGTGGAAGGTTGTGACCCATCACGGAGAGACCACGGTCACTGCCAACCCTCAGGATGCCGAGGGCGGCGGTATCGTCGACATCGTGAGCATGGCACTGCGTCTTTCCCTGATCGAATTGTCTAGGCCAAAGGTGACGGGCCCGATCATCCTGGACGAGCCAGGGAAAATGGTCTCCGCTGAATACCGTCCGGCCATGGCCGAGTTTCTGAGGGAATATGCCAGAAGAACAAAGCGCCAGATCGTGATGGTGACCCATCATCATGAGTTTGCTGAGATGGCGGATGTTAGTTATAAGGTTCAGCTGAACGATATAGGGGAAAGTGTGGTGACAAGGCTTTGAGCAGATTCTTAATTGTCGGAGACATTCATTACAAGGGAGTAAATCCTGAATCCAGGATCGATAACTACCAAGAAGCCTTGGACCGCAAGATAAGGGAGATCAACGAACTAGCAGTTATGTATAAAGCGCAAGCAATCATTCAAGTTGGCGATCTCATAGACAGCCCTGGCATCAGCTACCCGGTCCTAATTCGGCTCATGCATCTCCTTGGAGAAAGTGAGGTTAAATGGTGGACGATTCCCGGAAACCATGACCTGTTTGCTGCCAATGCTGACACATTGCCAAGGACGCCGCTTGCCGTGCTTGCTGCTGCCGGCATCGTACGGCTGCTGGAGACAGGTGACGAGGATATGTTGATCAGCGATGAGGAATACGTTTACGGTTGCGGGTACCGGTCGGACATCGATAACGATCCTTCAAATTATAACGTTAAAGTCGGACCTTACCTGTACAAAGGGCGGCCGGATGGGATCCCGACCATCGGCGTCTATCATGGGATGCTGGTCAATGAACCGATCCATCCGGACATAAAGCATACTCTAATCAGGGATATTCCAAATCCACCGGATGTGACTATCTGCGGACATGTGCATACTGGTTGGGGAATTATCAAACGGCCGGATGGCAAGCTGTTCATCAACCCGGGAGCACTGTGCCGGGAATCAGCAGCCAGATCCGAACTGACCCGCGAGATCCGCGTCTGCCAGCTGACATGCGAAGATGGAAGGATCACCACTGAAATGATCCCCATCAAATCAGCGCGGCCTGGGTATGAGGTGTTGTCCAGGGAGAGGCTGGAGAGAGCTGCCGAGAACAATAAACAGCTTGACCGGTTCCTGGATCTACTGCGGGACGATGGGGAAATCAAATTCCTGCAGGTCAACGATATCATTGACCATATTTCAAACAGGGATTCCATCCCTGAGGATGTCAAAAAATTGGCCACCGATACCATAGCCAGAGCAAGGGAGGAGCTGAGTCGCCGTTGCGTGCCAACACAAAGCGAAAATCAAATGCCGAACCGGTCGTGATCAAGGCCGAGCTACTTCGTGCCAGGTTCCGGAATGAGGATACAGGCTTCACGATCGCGACCTTTGAGGCGAAAACCAATAATGATCCTGACTTATTCTCAAACAGCTCCTTTACTGCCAAAGGTCCGTTGCCCTCGGTTCGTCCAGGAGATATCTACCGGCTGACCGGTCACTGGGCAAATGATCCTAAATGGGGTCGGCAATTCGTGATCGATGAAGCGAACGTGCTGAATCCTGATACCGCCGATGGCGCGGTCCGGTACCTGGTTAATATAGCATCCGGCATTGGACCTGTTACGGCCAATAAAATCGTCGAAGCCCTTGGCGGCGGATCTGCTATTCAGACGTTGATCGACACGCCAGACAGACTCATGGCTTTGCCATTCCTCAAGGAAGCGCAGAAGCAAGAGATACTGAATCATTTGAACAACAATCAGATCCTCGCAAAACTGTGCAGCCTGATCTGCAGGGACGGAATCGGGCCGGCAACGGCGAACCGGATATTCGAACAGTATGGGAAAGACTCGGTGAATGTCGTCAAAGAGAACCCTTATGTCCTATGTGACGATGTGGCTGGAATTGGCTTTAAGAAAGCGGACCTGGTGGCAGTTTCGATCGGGATTGAATGGGATTCGCCGTATAGGATCCAGGCGGCCTACCGGTACATGCTGCAGCTGGCGGCCGATGATGGAGACTGTTACCTGACGCCAAATGCTACGCTGGCGCGCATGAGCGAGCTTCTTGGTAAAGAAGTGCCTATAGCGCTGATAGCCCAAGCCTGCGCCAATCTGGAGGCCCAGAAGAGCATCGTCAGAGAGGGAGCCGACCGCAGCATGATCTATCTCAAGGCAATGTCTGATGCAGAAAAAGAACTTGCGAATAACATCGCCAGCCACATGAACCGACCATCTGCATTTTCCTGCACCGACGAAAGGTCCATCCTTGAATGGGTCAAGGCACACACCGATTTTGAACTTGCTGAGTTGCAGGAGACCGCCATGCTGGCGGCGCTCAGGCATCCGATATCCATCATCACTGGCGGGCCGGGCACAGGCAAATCTACCGTCCTGAAGGCCATCTGTGACGTCTGGGCGAAGAGCAGGCCGGCAGATAGTATCTACCTCGCCGCACCGACGGGAAAGGCTTCTAAGCGGATGGAAGAGGCCACCGGACGTGAATCGAAAACCGTTCACCGGCTTCTCGGATATAACCCCGAAATGGGATTCATGGTTGAGAAACTGAGTGGGCTTTTGATTGTCGATGAGTTTTCAATGATGGATCTCGAATTGGCCAGGGCATTGAGCGTCGCTTTTGATGATGGATTGAATGTCGTGCTGGTCGGTGACGTGGATCAGCTGCCCAGCGTCGGCCCTGGAAAGGTGCTATCGGATATTATTCAATCCGGGATCCCGACGACTAGGCTTCGGTTTAACTATCGGCAGGCTGCTGGGTCAAAAATCGCAACTTATGCAGCCCTGGTCAACGCAGGAGAGATCCCGCCATATCCTGCCATCGAAAACGATTTTGTTTGCATGTCGGCCAGCACTTCGGAGGATGCTCTGCCGCTGATCGAACGGCAAGTCGATATCGCTCTGGCCGAAGGGATTGACCCTTATGACATCCAGATCCTATGCCCGATGAGAAAAAATAGTCTGGGCACCAAGAACCTCAACGATGTGCTCAGAAAAAAACTGAACCGCGCTGCTGATCCGGATGACGTGACCATTCCTCGATGGAAAGTCGGCGACACTGTCTTCTTCCTTGGAGACAAGGTCATCCAGACGAAAAACAATTATGATCTCGGCGTTTTCAACGGAGACACAGGAAAGATCATCGACTTCACCAATGCCACCATCACATTGGACTTCGACGGATGGTCTATCGACTACGATCGGGACCAGGCCATGGATCTGCAACTTGCATACGCCCTGACCATCCATAAAAGCCAAGGCTCCGAGTTCCCCGTGGTGATCATGCCGATCATGAGCCAGGCGTGGATCATGCTGCAGCGAACGCTGCTATATACGGGAATGACCAGGGCGAAGAAGAGGCTGGTGCTGATCACAAACGATAAAAGCCTGAAGCAGGCGGTCAAAAATGTTTCACAGCACAATAGGAATACTTATCTGAAAGAACGGATCATCAAGGCGCTCAGCGCCGGCTAGGAGGTGCCACATTGTCCGAGGATATCGTCCAACGGCTCAGCAGCCAGCCGGAGCTATATAAATCGTTGATCGGTTTCCAGGTTCGCCGCGAATCGGGTCGTCAGTGGGAATGTGACTGCCCTGGCTGCGGAGGCAAGAAAAAGCTCAGTTTGAACATAGAGAATTCAACCTGGACATGCTTCAAGTGCCAAAGCAAAGGAAACGCGATCACCTATTACGCCCAACAACATGGAATAACAACGAAGGAAGCCTGGGCCGAGCTCATGAAGGCATTAGGCTTATGGACAGATACGATGCCAAAAGACTCAAAGTCTCAAGGATCTAAAAATAAGAAATCTGAAAAGGCAAAAACAGAAACAAAGCAAGAGTCAAAGCAACAGGAGCAGACTCCGATCATGGCAGCAGATCCTATCCGGGAAGCAGTCTATGAACGATTGATAGATTTGACTCCTTTGACAGCCGATGACCTGCAAAACCTGCGGAAGGACCGTGGCTTCTCCGATGAACTGATTAAAAGCCTGCGCTTCGTAAGCTGCGGGCCTCATATGGCAGAAATCATCCAGAAGCTCCGAGACGAATTCCCGGAGGACGCGCTCATAGCATCTGGGATCCTGGTGTCAGTCAAGGGGACCGTGATCGCTCAAAAACAGCTCCTGGAAAGTCGGTTACTGATACCTTATCTAAACGAAGATGGACGGATATACCATATTCGGCCGCACAAACTTGGATTCAAAGACCAACCATCGGAACCATACTCAGCATATCTGTTGCGGTCACGACCGGACCAGATCGTTCTCACGGAAGGCGAATTCAAAGCGGCGGCTTTAATGCAATGGGGTTTTCCGGCCGCGGCCATCCCAGGCATATCCAGCTTTGCAAAAACAAACTTTGAGCGACTGGTCCAAATGCTCAGGAATTTCGGCACTAAACGGATCACCATTATTTTTGATTCCGAGGAAAAGGGCAACCCGGCTTATAAGAACTATAAGCCGGAGCCCTTCGACCGGTATGACACCCAATTCTGGTCCTATCAAATGGCTGTCCAGCTGGGTAAAGAAGGCTTCAATGTCCGGATCGGCTGGCTGCCGGAAGAGTGGCGAGTCGAAGGAAAGGTCGATTTCGACATGGCGCTTGCCCAGGGCAGGAGCCGTGAAGATATTGCCAGAGTAATCTTCGATGCTAAGACACCGGCTGAGTTCCGGGACTCCCTATCGGACGAGGCAAAGAAGGTCATCGAGCGCAAGCTCTCCAGGCAGTACGCCAAAGCCAAGGTCAAGCGAGACTGGAACCGGTATATCGCCTTCCGTGAGTCGCCCAGGGGGCGCTGGGAGGAACCGATCAGCAACTTCGTGATCACGATCAAGGCAAGTCTGTTTGAGGCTGATACGGTCATCAGGTCGATCGTGCTGACAAACCAATACGGCGAAGAAAGCGAACCGTTCCATATGGAGCCGGCTGCCATGGCCGGGGTGGCCGACTTCAGAAAATTCCTATTGGCCAGAGGCAACTATCTTTTTTCCGGAAGCATCGAGGATCTTCAAAATATCTGGGAGTTTGAGTTTATCCGGGATACAGGCCAGCGGATCTACCTGCCTGAACGAATCGGACGGATCGAAAAGGATCTTTGGCTATTCGGGAACCTGGCTATCTACAAGGGGCGGCCTTATTATCCCGACGAGGATGGGACGATATGGATCAGCAAGAACGGAAACCAAATCGGGTATCGGCCGCAGGCAATGGAATTCAACAGCAAAAACGATTCCACCGGCGCGTTGCCGGTCCTATCTTCGAGGGTTGTGAACATCAAAGAGGTGGCCGCTAAAATGCGGAAGAACATTGGCGGCTTTGAACCAAACATGATGATCGGCTGGGTGATCGCAACGATCTTCTCAGACGACATATTCAAGGAATATAAGGCGCTGCCCATCCTGTTCCCGCATGGAAAACGAGAGAGCGGGAAATCTACCGTAATGCGCTGGATCATGTGCTTTTTCGGAATGGATGCGGAGGGCGTCAGCGCCGGAGCCAATACAACTTTGAACGGTGTCGTACGGCCGATCAGCTACTACAGCAGCCTGGGTGTGTGGTTCGACGAATACCGGAACGATCTGGGATGCACCAACAAAGACGGCCTTTTCCGATCGGCGTTCAACCGGCAATCATCCGGCAAGGGTACGGCAACTTCGTTCCAGACAAAATCATTCAGAGTGCGCGCAACGCTGGCAATCTCTGGGGAAGAGATCCCCAAGGACAGCGGACTATTCACTCGGCTTATACCGCTGCAGATCAATGCCTACAAACGGGACCGCGAACCATACAAATGGATCGTGGATCACCGGCACGATTTTTCAGGTTTTGTATTTGATTTAATCATGCGTTATGAGCAGCTGCTCCCGGTGATCTTATCATCGATCGCAAAACTTAAGGATGCGCTCCTGATTCAAGGCATCAGCGATCGGACCGCCGAGAACTGGGCCATATGCGCCGGCGCTTACTGGGCTGTAGTCGAGCAGGACAAAGACTTCGCGATCTGGGTGCAAAAGGAATGTCAGCAGATCAAAATCGCAGCAGACGACAGCCACATGCTGGCCCTGTTCTGGGATGATGTCAACGTCATGGTTGCCGAAGGGAACATAGACACTGGCTATATCAGGATCGACGATGACTTGATGTCGATCTGGTTCTCTGGAGTATATGATCGCTGGTCAGAACATTACCGAAAACGCACAGGCAAGGAACCATTCAACTCGGCAACGATTTTGCAGTATCTCCAAGGGGAGCCGTACTACGTGGACATCAAGAATTGCAGAATCAAGGGCGCAGTGCGTAAGTCGCACCGGGTAAATATAAAAAATGCGCCCGAATCGATACAAGAAATTGTTCAAACGATTTCAGAAAAACAGCTTGGAATATCCTCGTATTAAGCAAAAAACACTTTAATGTAGTAAAATGTGGACCCTTTAGAGGTAACAAGTAACACTTTTTGGGATGCCAGGTAACACCTCTTAGCCTTAGAAGAATATAGGTATTTTGATGGTCTGTTACCTTGTTACCTCAAAAAACGTGTTTTCAGGATTCAGAAAAATTTTAGCGATTCATATAAAATTCATCCTCAAGCAATCTTCATTGAAAAATTTCAAAATTTCCTACCCTATTGAAAATGAGGTAACAAGGTAACAGTGATCGAATTTACCGTTGCATGCCAACGCCTCAGGGGTGTTACTCCCAATAAATGGAACTGGTTACGCCAAATTTAAGAAAGGTGGTGAAAACCGCATGGATAATGAGTTTTTGAGCATTTTCGAACAGGTAACAGACCTGCAAGCATCAGGTAACACTATCGAATCGGCCCAATGTCCACAGCAGGAGGACACAACGTGCAAAAAAACGATGGATCCCAGGACGGATCTGATGTCGGATTCTTGCCTATGGGAGAAGATATTCTGGAACGCCGATCAGATATCTCCTGGACTCTTCGGAAGCCTTCACTTCCTGCGATGCGGCGGGGCGAGGATCGAAACAACACAGACCAGCTTCAAACTGCTGCCGGGCGCCGAGGAGTGGATCCTGCCTAAGATGTGGTCTGAGCAAAAGGCCAAAGTTCTGGATCCTATCCGCGGTGAGCTGATCAGACTGTTTCAAATCACGAGGCTTGGCCTTATCCAGGATGCGCCGCCGGATATCGACTCCATATTCCCTAAGCCTTCAACTCAACCAGATTATAAACAGGAGGTTTTGCCAGGATGCCAGCAAGCAATAAAAAGTCACCATCCATAGATACGCCAAAGAAGACCAATTCTCAAATCGGCCGCATGAGCAAGAACAAAGGTGCCAAAGGTGAGCTTGAGTTCGCTGCCATATGCAAAGACCACGGCTTTGCTGAAGCAAGGAGAACGGCCCAGCATTGCGGCAAGACCGGCGGAGCAGCTGATGTGATCGGTATCCCTGGGATCCATGTCGAAGTCAAGCGCTGTGAGGCAGGGAACTTATATAACTGGCTTGAACAGGCCAAACGCGATGCAGCTGCCGCCCGGTCCGGGATCCCGATCGTAGCGCATCGAAAGAATAATCGGGACTGGGTCGTGATCATGGACGCCAATGACTGGTTTTCGCTTTTTTCAAACACTCCGTCGTTTTAATAGAAAGTGTGGTTTTATGCCAAGAATCACAGAGGATGCGAAGAGGTCGCTTGACCTCAACCAGGAGCTGGCGCACATTCCCATAGAACAGCAGAACGAAATCAAGACGTACATAATGCCCAAGGATGAGCTTTTGGCCAAATACGGACCGCCGAATATGAGGCGGTGCCCAGTTTGCGGACAAGAACGCTCAGCCAGGGACTTTCCATACAGCACCATAACCGGGACGTTCGTGAAGACCTGCAATCACTGTTTAGGTAAAACAAAACCACAAAATAAGGAGGAAAACACAATGCCAGAAAACATTGCTTCAGATACCAGTCAGGTCGCCTCAGTAATAAAGTCAGGGAATCGCCAATGCAAGAAATGCAAACAATACAAACCGGAAGAACAGTTTTGTAAAGGCCGCATGAGTGACATATGCAAAGAGTGCTTCACCAACGATCGGCAGGCTGCCTACAGCAGGCCAAGGAAGGCAGAAAATGCTCCTAAGGACACATCGGAAGTGGTCAATGTTGACCCCATTATCCAGGATGCCGCGGAGATAGCTGAGGTTGCATCGTTCACAGAAACGGCTGAATCGTTCGAGGAGAACTCTGTTTCGTCCACCACAAAACTAAAAATATCAGCAAGCTTCTATGGAACTGTAAGTGGTGCGGAGGTCAACCAGATGTTAAGGGATATATATCCTTTGATCAGGAATGGGAAATCCTATAGTGTCAGCCTACTGATCAGCCAGAAATAATCGGAGGCGGCGCATGAAAGAAATAGGGACATTCAAACCGATTCCTGGATTCAATGAGAAATATGAGAT